GATGCATCTAGATAAACCAAAACCTAGAAAGGGTTAAGACAATGGCAAACTATAAACTAATCGGTGTTGGCACTAATGCAAAGACTGTCAAAGGTGACGGCTCAGAATACCTAACTGGCATTGTATATATGACGCCTTGGAAAGTTATGGTTGATGGTAAATCATTCAACAGCTGTAGCATGGCGGAACAAGCTGGTTGCATTGAGGGGTGTTTGAATACTGCTGGACGTGGTGCAATGAATTGTGTTCAAGCTGCACGACAACGCAAAGCTGAGTGGTTCTATCGTGATCGTGACGGGTTCATGAAACAACTAATGCAGGACATTGCTAAGTTCCAAACCTATTGTAATAAACGTGGCATTCAGCCTGTCATTCGTTTAAATGGCACGACAGACATTCGGTGGGAATTGATCAAGTTGGATGGTTCAACTATCTTTGAGTTGTTCCCACGGGTTCAATTCTATGACTATACCAAGATAGCAAACCGCAACACGTCTCATATAGACAACTACCATTTAACGTGGTCCTATTCTAATGCATCGCCTAAGTATGCGGCCATGATGCAAACGGCTCTTGATCGTGGCATGAACGTGGCCACAGTATTCCGTAAGGCATTCGACTATGCCAACACATGGATGGGCTTGCCTGTAGTGAACGGCGATGCGGATGATCTACGCATCCTTGACCCCAAAGGCGGACATATCGTGGCACTATACGCCAAGGGTAAGGCCAAGAAAGACGCATCTGGTTTTGTTGTAGACGTATAAGGGTTGTTTTATTGGTGGCACTCAATAGAGTGTCACTAGATAAACCAAAACCTAAGCAAAGGATAAGACAATGACAAACACACAACACACAAAGATTATCAAGCACCTGCGGACAGCCAAGGGGCTGACAGTACGGGAAGCTATGATTGAGTATAGCATAAGCAGCCTAACCAAACGGGTGCATGAGTTGCGAGGCTTAGGCTATGACATTGAGTCTGTAGTCAAGCAGCACCCTGTCACGGGTCAAAGATACACACGTTACTTTCTATTGGAGGCATGAGACAATGACTAAGGGAATTGTACTAAGTTTGTATGACTTCACAGGTGAGGCACTCAAGCCTTGGGCAGAGGCGGGTTATACCTGCTACGCCTTCGACATTCAACACCCTGTAGAGGGGCGAGAAGAGGGCAACATCACGTACCGCCACGCAGACCTACACAAACAGGCAACGTATCGGTCTCTACTAAAAGAGTTTGGAAACAATGGCGATCTAGTTGTGTTTGGTATGGGTTTCCCTGTTTGTACTGACATGGCGGTATCAGGGGCTGCTCACTTCAAAGCTAAGGCCAAAGCAAACCCAAGCTTTCAGATGGACGCCGTAGGCTATGCTGTAGACTGTGCTGACTTCTTTGAGGACTTGGGTGTTCCATACTTTATTGAAAACCCTGTGAGTGTCTTGGCTACCCAGTGGCGCAAGCCTGACCATAGGTTCCACCCTTATGAGTATGGCGGGTACATCCCTGACGATCAGGCAGAGCATCCACGTTGGCCTGAGTATATAGCAGCACGTGATGCCTACCCAAAGAAGACTTGCTTGTGGACAGGTGGTGGTTTTGTTATGCCGACTAAGGTAGCCGTGACTGTGCCTACAGGTTACAGCACACAGCACAAGAAGCTGGGCGGCAAGTCACAGAGGACCAAGGACATACGATCAGCAACACCAAGAGGGTTTGCGATTGCAGTATGTGAAGCTAACATGGTGGAGTATTAAAGATGAAAGGGTATGTTGTAAGGGTTTCTGTTGCTCTCTCAGTGCTACTTAACGTAGTGCTGGGCGGTGCAAGCAACCAAACATTCAGTGCCAGGAATTGGCAGTGGAAGAAGGATGGTAAGCTCAACATGGTGTGGGTTATTGATAAACTGATAGGCAAGAAGCACTGTGTTGAGTGCTGGGTCTATTGGAAAGTAAGAGAAGGGAAGTGGTAAGATGTATGTTGTAGAGATTGGTGGGCTAGAGGTGATCGTCACGTTACTGGCTAAGGGGTCGAGAAAGAGAGGCACACAGCCTAGGTTTGATGTCGAGGCTGGGGTAGACTGGGACGGGTGCATCGTGCCACTGTGTGAGGAGGACAGAGCCTCTGCGGTGGCATGGGTGTGTGAGACCTACCTTGATGAGGTCTATCATGGGTGATGTGGCAGCAGCATTGGTTATCGTTGCTATCTTGACGAGGTTCGATCTAATCTTTGTAGGATTTTATTACATTCTTAAAAGATTAGGGTTGACGGATTAGAAAATGGCTGTATGCTGGGCTTGTCCGCCCCAAGCTGCATACCCCTTTAAGTATACACATGAGGAGATACTAAGATGACACCACTAACTTGCATGGCACTTGCTTTATACTTTGAAGCTAGAAGTGAACCCGTAGATGCCCAGCTTGCAGTAGCTGAGGTGATACTAAACAGAGTGGGGGACAGTAGGTTCCCTGATGATGTGTGTGGTGTAGTATGGCAACCTAAACAATTCTCATGGACACATGATGGTCTATCAGACACACCAAAGAACCGTGAAGTCTGGCATGAGATTAAAGATTTATCTGCTGATGTGTTGGCTGCACCTGATGAGTTTCTATTCGGACATGGTGCAGATCACTACCATGCTACATATGTAGACCCGTATTGGGCTGACCACTTGACGCCTGTAGGTAAGTATGGAACACATGTGTTCTACAAGTGGGAGAGATAGATGTATCAAGATGACGAGAAGAAACACCAGCCATGTCCCTTTGAGGATTGTGGTAGCAGTGATGCCTTCGCATACAACACCGAGAAGATGACAGGTAATTGCTTTGCCTGTGATAGAGGATACCCACATCGTGGGATGAAGCTAACCGAGTGGGCCAGAGATGAGTACCCACTACCAGAGAGGGATAACACTATGGCTGTAGTACAACAACCAACAGAGCTAATGACAGCAGAGACACGAGAGTTCCGAGGCGTCAACGTAAAGACGATGGAGTTCTACGGTGTGCAAACACTGGTGGGCCAGGATGGTGAGCCTAAGAAGCAAGCCTACATCTACCCATCAGGTGGACGTAAGATCAGGTCAATGCCTAAGGCATTCCATACTGAGGCAGGGTTCCGAGGTGATGAGTTGTTCGGTATGGACAAGTTCAATGCTGGGTCAGCTAGGATTGTAGTCATCACCGAGGGTGAGGTGGATGCACTGTCCTCCTACCAGATGCTAGGTCAGAAGTATCCTGTAGTATCACTACCATCAGCATCACCTAACAAGAAGCTGTGGCAGGGTGAGGCAAAGGAGTGGCTTGATAGCTTCGAGAAGATCGTCCTGTCTGTAGACAACGATGATGCAGGTAATGGAATAGCTGACAAGATTGCTGGGTTATTCCCTAACAAGACGTACCGTATCCCACATGACAAGTACAAGGATGCCAATGATTTCCTTGAGGCAGGTGCTGGTCAGTCCTATCGGTCTGCCTTCTACAATGCCAAGAAGTATACACCACAGAATGTATGGAATACCCCTGAACAATTCCTTGGTATCCTGCATGAGGAAGACGATGCCATGTACCTGCCTACAGGTATTGCTGCCTTCGATGAGGTAGCCTTAGGCCTGATGCAGGGACACCTTACTGTGTTCCAAGCACCTGAGGGTATCGGTAAGACAGAGTTCATGAGGTACTTGGAGTATCACTTCCTGTCTAACCACCGTGATGTACCCATTGCTATCTGTCACCTTGAGGAGACAAAGAAACGTGGGCTGTTAGGTCTGGTATCCTACAAGCTAGGTAAGAACCTGACACGCAAGGACTTGATCGACGAGGCTAACATGGCTGATGAGGTAGACCAGGCACTGATTGAATTGACTGAGAAGGAGAACCTATTCCAGTTTACCATTGGTGTAGACGAAGACCCTATGGAGATACTCAATCGCATCCGTTACTTTAGTCAGGCATGTGGTGTTAAGTATGTATTCTTCGAACCTATCCAAGACCTTGCGTACTCACGACAGGGTGATGAGAGCATTGAGAAGTGGTTGTCTGCCCTGTCAGTACAGCTGTCACGTATGTCTGCTGAGTTGAACGTAGGTATCGTTACCATTGCACATGAGAATGATGACGGTCAGATCAGGGACTGCCGTACCATTGGTAAGAGGGCTAGTGTTGTAGTCAAGCTCGAACGGGATAAGATGTCGGAGGACGACGATGACCGTAACACCACCAAGCTACTCGTCACAAAGAACCGACCAGCAGGTACAACAGGACACGCAGGATCACTCACCTTCGACATGGACAGCTTCACCCTCAAAGAAAAGTTCGATAGGTTTGCATGATGATCCATGTGATGACTGGACGGATAGGATAGGAGGGATATGACAATGAAGGTATGTAGTAAATGTAAAGAGATTAAGCCCTGGAATATGTTTAATAAGGCTAAGGCTTCTACAGATGGGTTGTATTCAATGTGTAAACGTTGTTCAATAGCTTGTTATAAAGATAAGAAAGAGGGGAAAGGATTTTTTGTAGAAGCTGGTAACAAGACCAAGCTCAAAACAAGAAAGGCTTGGAAAAAGCAGGTAGATAAGGACAATAAGAAAGACTACGAAAAAATTATTAAGTCTTGGGCAGAAGCTAGGGAGTCTTATCTAACTGCAAAGGAGATTTTTTTAAAAGCTGAGAAAGTTTACTTAGAGGTTAACAAAGAAAAGTTAGCTAATAATTATAAGGATTGGAGAGAGGCTAACTCAGAAAAGAAAGCTGAGGTTAACTCCCGATATAGAGCTAGGAAACATAATGCTATACCTAAGTTCCTTCGTAACTGTGAGGCAGAGAAGCAGAGGCTACAGGATACCTACAAACTACGGCAGTTGATCTCTGAGGCCACAGGTATTGAACACCATGTAGACCACATGTGGCCTCTATCTAAGGGTGGCCCTCACTGGTCAGGTAACTTACAGATACTCACAGCTACAGAGAACATACGTAAAAGTGATAAGATGTGTAAGACACTCAAGAAGAACATCAAGGCCAGCCTAGAGATTGCGAGGAAAGAGTATAACAATGAAGATCACAGCAATGGACATAGAGACTGACAGCTTGGATGCTACACGCATCTGGGTTGTGGTAGCCAAGGACATCAACACTGGTGTAGTAGATGTGTTCAAGCACCTCGACACTGATGAGGCTGAGGCTGCAAGGTTCAAGGCATACTGTTCTGAATACGACAAGTTTGTGTTCCATAACGGCATTGGCTTTGATGTTCCTGTCCTCAACCGTATCCTTGGACACACCATCAAGGTGCAGGATGTAGTCGATACCCTCGTGGTGTCTCGTATGTTGGACTACAACATCCAAGGTGGTCATTCACTGGACGCATGGGGTAAACGTCTCAACCTATTCAAGGGTGTGTTCAAGGACTTCGAGGGTGGCTTGACACAGGAGATGATAGACTACTGCATCCTGGATGTCGAGGTAACTGTTAAGCTGTTCAACAAGTTCAAGGCTACCATCTTCAACAAGGAGTGGGCTAAGTCTCTACGCCTTGAGCATGACATCCAGATCATCTGTGAAGAGATGTCAGACAACGGGTTTAAGTTCGATGAGGATCAGGCTGAAGAGTTCTTGG